TATATCTATAACAGAACCAAGTATGTTAGTGGAACTACTATAACAATCACACACAGTCTCGTAAGAATATTCTTGTTTATTATCCTCTACTATTAAAGTATCTTCACAACTCATAAAGAGTAATATAGAAATTAGATATCTCATACGTTTTGTCTTTTCTTATACTTCTGCATTTTTCTTTTAACAACAGCTTTATAATCTATGTCTGTTATCAATATTGGAAACATAGGATATGATTGATTCCATTTTTTCATATCTTCAATAGCTTCTCTGTAGGACTCTGGAGTACTAGATTTTATAATCCTATCTAATAAAGCTGATTTTCTCCTACCTCTTAAAAATTTTATCCTACTTGTCTTTAAACCCTTTGTCTCTAGTCTTCTAGAAACATCTCTAAGTAAAGGACTTCCTGTTAATCTTAGAGCCCTAGATGGTACTCTCCTTATAAAGTCTCCTTGGTAGTTTTTATAATCGTTTTCTAATGCACCTAAAAACTTATGAAATTCTCCTATGTCTGACATAAAAGGAGGAGATACAAAAAAAGCTAAAGCATTTGTAACACTTCTACCTTCCTCTAACCCTGCAGTTAAAAAGTCTCCCAAGAAACCAAAAGAACCTATTGCGGCTATATTCTCAGCTATTTCCTTTGCATCTAGTTCAAAGAATGTAGCAGGGTCATATGCTTTTTCACCAGAAGCTAGTTGTTTCATTAGTTCTTTTGCTTTAATAGCAATAGCTCCTGTAGCAAATCCACCTGCGGCTAACCTAAGCATAGGCATAAAGTTGCCATGAGATAAGTCATGCTTAAGGGTGTCCATTATAAAGTTGTACTGCCTTAACCCAAAAGATTTAAACTGTAGAAATGGTTTAAATGTTGGTCTATTTAATATAAGTGGGTCAGATAATATATCTTTTTGTAGCTGTGATTTAATTGCAAACTTACCCATTGCATTTATAACTGAAGAGTTTGGTAGCTTACCATCTTTTATTTGGTTTGGGTTTATTCCCATCTTTGTAAGTGTAGAATTAGCCCATTGTTTACTACCCATTCTACCAAGTCCAATACCACGCTTACCAGAGGATATAGCTACTAAATCATCTATTAAAACTCTAGCAGATGCTGATGCTAGTATGTTATTTAAAGAGTTTATAGCGTTAAATCCAGAGTACTGAGTTAATTTACCAACTGCCTTCTTAGATATATCACTCTGTTGAGATATACCCATCATCTCATTTACATACTTATATAAATTACCACCAGATGCATCTACTTGTCTTTTAAATTCTTTATCAGTATGATACTTATAAGCACCTTTTGCAAATCTCCAATACCCAGCAGACAAAGCAGATGATATAGCAAACTGTGATAGGTTCATAGCAGTAGCTGTACCTAATGCAATTTTAGTAGAAGTTTCCCACTCCATTACTTTCTGCATAAAATCTTTAATGCCGGGGTTTAGATTATATCTTCTATTATATCCTATACTTCCAAGAACGTGGCTATGTAGCTCTCTCATTATTGGTACATCTTCTACTCTAGCTTGGTCAATTAAGGACTTATATATTTCTCCCTTTCTACCAAACTGCTTAACCTCTGATGAACGCCTAGCTACATTAGCTGAATATATACCAAGAAGTTTTCTTATATCTCTTTCGTAAAATCTTTGAGGTAGTTTATAAGTTCTCTTCTTTTCAATATTCCCATCCATTTTAAATACTTCACCATAGGTAAGCCTACCCATTAAAGCCATAGCTTTAAAAGGACTCAACTCTTCTAGTGTTTTTCTTTCCTTTAATATACTCTCGTAGGCATCTCTTGTTTCTTTTGATAAATTAGGTATTGAAGCTTTAATTATCTTATTAAGAAACCTAGCTTCAGAACTTCTCTCCTTTGCAAATAATTCAGGATTATTCATTGATTGTATTATCAAATCTATTACATCATCCTTAACGCTGTACATTCTTATTTCTTTTTTAGAAGCTCTACCAGCTTCACCAGCTACTATATCAGCTAACTTATATATATCTGCAAATATTTTTTCAGCAACTCCCTGTTTTAATATCCTAGGTATGTAGTTATCTAAGTATCCAGATACATCAACTCCAGATTCTTTTGCTTTGTTAATTAAAAAATCAGATATCTGTCTATATGCTATTGTTTCTGGAGTACGTACACCATCCTCAACAGCTTTACTTAATAGCTCAAAATAATTTTTAGATACTTGAGACTCTGGTACATTCATAGCTCTAGAAAGAGTTTGTATCTGTTCTTTTGTTGGTTTATCTGTTGTAAATCCAGCTCTAGACATTAAATCATATGTTTCTGATAAGGTTCTTCTCTGGTCTACAACAAACTGGTCTGCCTTTGCTACATAAACTCTACGTATTGGGTCTACAGTTCCTTGATTTCTAGCGGGTCTTATTATATCTAGTAATTTATTAGCAGGCTCTGGGAGTATCTTATCTAGAAATACACTATACCTAGGTTTAGCGTGGAGTATTCCCTTTGTTTCTAATTGTTTTAATTGTTTTTGAAAATCAACTTCGAACTGTAATTTTTTTGTGAGGTCTCTTAATTCTATATTGTTTAAATCTTTTAAGTTTCTTTTCTTAACTACATCTCCACCTTTTTCTATTAATGCTCTATTGGTTTCCCTTTGACTCCTAGAGTGCTCAAGTTCCTTTTCCATTTTTCGTATATTTTCAAAGTAAATATTCTTTAACTTCTTTGGAGATATGTTTACATTTTCCTCAAGCCTATAGTATGAGTTGAAAATATCCTTAGGCATTTTTTCAACTTTATCTTTATGGAAAAACTTAATAAACATATTGTTATCACTTTCACCTAGAACCTTAAATTTTAAACTACCTTTTTTATCTGTATATACTTCTCCTTGAATCCTTTGAGCTTCTAGTTGCTGTGCTCTAGATGTAGCTTCTGCTTTTAAATCAAGACCCTCTGGTGTAGCTTCATATCTTAGCTCTGGTTTAGTAGCTTCTTTTCTAAATTTATTAAGCTCATTAAATCCCGTCTTAGCAACTTTATTAACACCTTTTATACCAAGTATCATACCACCTGCATGAACCCAATCTTCAGTAGTAGGAGTTCTTCCTTCTAGTAATGGAGATACAGTACCAAATTGACCTACTTCAACCAATGTTCTACTTAAAACCCCAGCTCCTTTTTGAGTTAAAAAAGCATTTGTAGCTCCTGTCATTCCACCCAATACAGCACCTTTAGCCCCTGCTTTTACTACCTTGCCGGGTGTTACTGTACCATCTGATATATATTCATTTAGTGCTTCTCCAGCTCCAGAGTATAAACCTAATGCCCCTGCTCCACCTGCAGATGAAGTAACTGTTTTTGCTAAGGTATTTGATTTAACAGCCATCTTAGCCGCTCTACTAGCAACTTTAGGTTTAGCTCCATTTTGTATTAATTTTTTAGTTACATACTTAGTAGCTACGGCTTTAGTAGCCGCACCTCCAAGACCACCACCTGCAACAGTAGTAGTAAAATCAAGAGGTTGAAAGAATGAAGCTACACCTGCGGCTATATCAGAAACAAGACCCGGATGATAGTTACCTAATTCATACTTCTTTTTACCTTGAGTTATTTCGTAAACCATTCCCTGTAAAGACCTATTATATCCATCTTTCCATATAGTACCTAACTTATCTACTATACCACTTTCATCATTAGGGTTATAATTTAAGTTTTCGCTATTTAATTTATACTGAGGGAATTTTTTTACAATAACTCTATAAGCTAATTCATCACTCATTCTGTTATAGCTAGGGTCTACAGCTCTGAAGTCATTGACCAATTGTTCCTTGGTCATATTTGGATTAAACTGAGACATTATAAGGATTTAAGAAGTGAAAACTCTTCGTTTGTAAAAAACTCTCTATATTTCAAAGGTCTATTTTTAAGGTGTGGGAATCTACGTCTATTATCTTCGATGCGTTTTAGTCTATCATCGTAAAAAGAATTTGATTTTTCATCGTATATCTTTGAAAACATTTCTTTTATTTTTTTTCTTAACTTATCATTGCTTTTACGTAAATTTCTCTCTGATGTCTTATCGGGAATACCTTCGGAAAGAAATTTAGAATTACGATTAAAATCTTTAATTAATTTTCTAAACTCTTTTATTCCTTTCTTAGCATCTTTAAGTCTTGGAGGTGGTTCCTTTAATGAAAAGACTGCATCTCCCCCTTGTTGCTCTGTCTGATTTGGAAATAAATCACCAACAACATCCTCACTTGGTATAGGTTGATTGCTTCCAGCTTGCAATGATGCAAGACCAGATAAGGGTTCAGTAGCGGGTTCTTTCCACATTGGTGGAATATCGTCACCATCATCACCAGTTAATAAATTAACACTTCCAACATCTTGACCAGATGCATTTCTAGTAGCCATATTCATAGACTCTACTGCAGAATCAAAAACATCTTTATCATCTGAAAATAATACACTATACATATCATCACTAGCGTATAGCTCTGCACCACCTTCCTTGGGGTCATAATCGGGTGCTAAAAAATCTGGAAGCTCAGTAGATGTAATATTACTATAAGCATCTATATTAGAACCAGTATTATCATCGTCAAACTTTAATATAGTATTTAGTGTATTGTTAAGTTTATCTAGTTGTGCTATGTTATCAGCTAATGCTTCATCAACAGATACTCCACTTTGTTGTTGTACAAGGAGTTCTGAGTTAGTTTTTCTTAAGGCTGTTATTCTAGGTACTAAGGAATTGATTTTTGCCTTATCTAAAGGAGTTAAAGTTCCTTTTGTTAAATAACTTCTACTTAAATATTGATTATATACATCATCATTTACAAATAAATCTAGAGCTTCAGCTTCACTCATAGGATTTTCAGGGTTAGTTTTGTTATATATATCCATCCTACTGGTTATTTCATCAAATGTCCTAGAGCCAGCAGACTTAAGATTTGAGACATAATTTCTAACATCTTGTTTTGCTTTAGGGTTTTTAATGTCTATAAGATATGATTCTACATCTATATTGCGAAGCTGCTTAGCATCCATACCAACCAAAGATTCGTCAACATATCTCTTACCTCTGTTATATGATGATGTTCTCTGGTTATCTTTAAAAATTAATTCATTACGCTTACTTTCTTCTATTCTTAAGTCATTTTCAAGTTTACGTTGTTTTAAAGAATCTTGATATCTTTGCTCATTGACATCCATTTGCCTTTCAGACAACCTCAATCTAGCATCAGCACGCTCTTGTTCTTTTTGTGCTAATTGATAAGATGGGCTAGCATACTTAGCAATCTCTTTTAGAAATATATCTAATCCGCTTTCTGGTTCTTGTAATACTATTCTACTTCCGTTTGCCATATTAATTCCTTACTAGTTTTGTCGTTCCCATAGACCTGTACCTGCATTATAAACATAATACCTACCAGATGGAGTAATTACAGTGTCTGCTTCTTCAGGGTTTTCTGGGAATGTAAAATCACCTATCGAAGCTCCGGGCTGAAAACTTCTACTAGCTTTAGTTGGGTCTACTGAAGAAAACTCCTCCATTCCCGCATCTGATTGTTGTACTTGAGCTAGGAATTGTAGTGCATCAGCTTCAGAATCTGCTTTAGAAGTTTCCATTATACCAGTTGAATCAGTCTCATATTCTTTTTGAGCCCTTTTTCTTATATCTTCTATAGATTTTTTTCTTCCACCAAATTTGTCGAAACCCATTCCGTAGCTAGATGTATCCGCTGTAGCTGTTGCAAGTTCTTGAGATATATCAGCTCTTAACTGACCAACATCCCCTAACGCTTCAGTTGGGTCATATGCATATAGGTTTTCAAATTGTTTTCTTGTTTCTGGGTCTGTAGGTTTAAACCCAAATGTGTCATAATATTCATTTATTGAATCTGATGGAGAATATCCACCATCTTGGTAATTCATTAAGCCACCTTCTTGATACCTAGGCATATGAAAACCTACACTACCTTCTTGATATCTTTTCTGTATAAGGTCTAAGGCTTCTAATGCCTTACTAACATCAGTTTGACCAGACTCTTGTAGGTAATCTAACATATCTCTCTGTGATTTAGGAAATGAATACTCACTAGGACTAGCGTAAGATAGTAAATTTTCAATATCTTGAAACTCATCCATAGCCATAGCTAATTTATCTTGCACACCTAAACCGCCTTCCCTATATTCATTTTTCTTTTTCTTAGACATACCTCCGTACATATAGTTATCCATCATTCCACCTTCTTTCATATATCCCATACGGTTTCTAACTTCTTCTGGTAGGTTCATCAAACCTTTATTACCTTCAGGTGCTTTCTTTAGAACTTTACCACCTTTATTCATCATAGAGGTCTGTCTATCCATATCTACACTTCTTTGGTTAGCTAAGGTATTTAATGCTAATAGTTCATCTATTGCTGAGTGACCATGTTCTCCTTGGGGTACTAATCCACCACCCATATATCCTAGTCTATCTATATTATTTATCATATCCATATTCTCTTTACCTATTTCGTCCACCGCTTCTTTACGGACTACATATTCTCCTGACTTAAGCATTGCTGGTATGTTGTCTAATTGAGCCATTATAGTATCCTTTTACTATATGGTGTTTGATTCAATAATCCGCCACCCATATAATTATTAACAGAGCCTCCATTCATCCTAGAAGCAAGATTAATTGATTGCGAGCTTACATCCATAGGTTTCCTAAATGAAAAATCACTAAAGTCAAGATTAAATTTGCCATACGCATCACTAAATAATGATGATTTATTTTTTTCTAACGGATTAAGTACTTTATCCAGTTCACTATATATATCAGTAGCTCTAGCTTTATCTATAGTTTCTAATGTTTTAGATACTCCACTAGGAGCTGTTGGTACGCCCATTTGCAAGTCAGTGCCTTGCCTAACTCTTTCAGCGTACTCACCAGTTGGAGTAGAGCCAGATATAGCTTTTAATTTACCAGTATCTTGTATATAATCCCCAATTCCACTCATAAAAGCAGTAGAAGCACCTCTGCCTAAAGCCCTTCCAGCTAATCCCTCACCTAACTTATCTCTATAATCTTGTATATCTTCAAAGCTACTAGATAAAAAGCCCGTTGGTGATTCTATTTTTTTATCGGGAACAGAGACTCCCCCTAAATATTCTCCTAAAGCAGAAAAACCCGCTGACCCTATTCCCTTCATAATGGCGCTACCAACAAGACCCATCTGACCTAGAGGAGTTGAAGCTAATAAAATTGGAGCAACATAACTTCCTAAAAGACCACTTACTGTGCCTAAAAGACCTCTTCTCTTTGCTTCTTTTTGAGCATCCCTAGACGCTTCATCAAGGCTTTTTTCAGCACCTTGAACACCTCTTGTTATAAAAGAACTTCCTAATATATTCTTAGCTCTTCTTGACATACCTCCTTCTTGGTACATCTGAGGTCTCATATATCCTCCGCCCATATATTCGCTTATAGTATTATACTTCATATCTTTACCTATTATATAGTTATTTCAACCTTCCAAACTGAGGTTACATAAAAATCTACTGTGTCATTTCCGGGGTCTGTGGCAAAATCAACAGATATCCCAACTTTATCACCTGCTTCAACTCTCGGATTATTGTTAAAATCTGTTCTATTTATTGTTATAGCTGTGTCATTTGATAGAGTATCTGTGTATGTGTAATTTGCAACTTCGTCTGCAGTTTGGTCATTATCTTGTTTATAAATTTTAAACGTCAAGTCATATGTCATGTTATCTAATGGTTCAGCTCTAAATAATATCTTATGGCAAGTCATATTAAAAGGAACTAAGAAACCAGATGTTGAGTTATCCATACTAGTCTGCTCACCAGTACCATTCCAAGGCAAGTAAGTCTCGTTACCATCTGTGTTCTTGGAGTAATTATGTATAAAAACTCTATAGTCTGTGAACTTATCAGTATACTTTAAGGCATTAGCAGTTAAGGTTTTATCAACTATTTGGTTTCCATCTGACGTCATATATACCTTAAATAGTTTACCAAACTTCTTTCTATACAATGCTAACTGACTATTAGATTTCTTTTCTATTGCTATTTGACCATCCAACATACTACCAACAGAGGGCTTACCATTGAACTCAACAGAACTTTGCTTGGTATTGTTAATTCTTCTTATAATCCTTTCAGACATTAAGTTACCTCTTTACCCCTAATAACTCTATACTGTATGGTCATATCATTTATTTCAAATGTACCTGTAGTTGGTGGTACAAATTTAATTTGTATACTCTGGCAAGATATGGTAGAAGATGGAGTTAACGTAACCACATCCCACTTATTACTAGTATCTGCAAAATTGCCAGTAAAAGTACCACCTCCATCTCCACCAAAGTTTTGTTTACCATCTACTGCATATTTAAAAGGAGTTGTTTCAGATGAGTTTGCCTTATAGGTAACTATTACTTTATATATCTTCTTTACAAGACCGGGTTGCCCAAAGTCTATATCTCCAGTTACAAATACTTGGTCTTCTTTATCACTTTCAATAGGGAGAAACTTTTTGAAGTTAACATCTGATGTATCTCCAGTAACATTTATACCTACAGTTAAGTTATTGTTCCAGTCTGTTATAAAGTTGGTCATATGCTCACTATCTGTAAAAATCTTATTATGAAATGCCCAAGCATCTGTGTCAAAGTCATATAAGAAACCAGCATTAGCAGTTCCAGCAGAATCACTAGGACTTTTTAAAATTAATAAAGAATTACTTACTGAGTCGTAACCTATCATTGGGTCTTTAACTCCTGCTGAATACCATAACTGCCAATTACTAAATGTAGAACCAAAAGATTCTTTACTAACAGCTATCTTTCTACCTAATAAATTTTTTACACTAGAACCATCATATAGGTAAACACCATTGGCGGCTACCCAAGCTATTCCATTATTTGTTCTAGTTACACTATATGGAAAATTTACACCATAGTATTTAAAAGTATCTTCCAAGTACCAGTTATATATACTTGGACTTGATATATTTATTATGTGAACTAAATTGTTTTTAAAAGCTAGTAACCTATCAGCAAATGATTCTAATGCTGTATATTCACCATAGTCACCCTTGGAAACATCTATAAAGTTATGTTCTAGAAATGTATCAAACTTACCTATTTCACTATACATTATTCTATCGGCAAACTTTTCTACTTTTCCAGACTTGCCTTTAGTTCTTACATTAGCTACAAATGCTCTTCTATTAGTTACAATAGATGCTTTATATAATTCACCTATACCACCAATAGAAACAAAATTTACATCTGGACTAAACCCATTAATAGTCTCATACGTATCTATGTTTGGCTTTAAACAATTTCCTGTTACTTCACCAATGACATAAAAACCATCTCCAGCTTCATAAGTCCAACCTATATGGTCTCCATCTAAGGTTGTCCTAACTCCCTTTTCAATATCTATATCAGCTAATAGTATAAGTTCATCACTTGTATCGTGTAATCTGGTGTATATTCTACCTCCAGTTACCCTGCCATTATAGGCTAAGTCTGCATATATTGACAATTGCATAGATTCTAAGTCATTTACAGGATGAGTAAATGGAACAATTGTAGATGCCCCATTTCCCATTCTAACAGGAATAGATTCTTGATTACCATCGTATATAAAAGATTGATAAAATTCATACTCTCCAGACTCCCATTGACCCTCAGCAGTACCCTTATCTACACCTATGTTAAAACCTAACCCTCTTTCTATTATTGGAGCATCTTGGTCTGCATATGAATGTGGAGCTGTTCCAGACAATGCTCCACCATATGACCTTTGATATGTTATTCCACCACCAGCAGAGCCTGAAGTTTTTAAACAGAAAAGAAATTCCTTTGGATACTCTCCTAGCTCTCCAACATTTCCACTAACATCATTTATAGATATAACTTCACCAACTACAGACTGGTCTAAAACATTTGCAGTAGCGTTATCATTTTCGAATGTAAATGATGTGGCTGTAGTATTGTGTGCTCCATTTAATTGAAGATTATTAACAGTCCCATCTAAATCAGCGTCATCACCAGCTCTCTTTGCTTTTGCGACTCCCCTATGGTCTGTATTGTAGAACGCAGTTGCATTATCAGTACCATCATGACTTGTGTGACCATAAGCATATGTAAGTGAATTGGTTGATTTTGGTGGGTCTAGGCTATTAGGATGTTCTTGCCATTCAGAAAATACTAGCCCTACTGATGCAGATTCTGAGTTAGCACTTGAGAATTGCTGTCTCTCTATATAGCCAAACCATTTAACTAAACTAGAGTTTTGTTCATTTGTATCACAAACTCTTAATGATTCATCTGCGAAATGGAATATATATTTAGCGTTATTTCCAGATATAGTAGGACTAATAGCCCTTGCAGTCCAACCATTATCTTTTGCGGTATAGTCAGTAGTAGCATTTCTAGACCAAATATCAATTCCACCAGCACTATCAACATCACCTAGTGCACACATTTTATCACCAAGTCTAGAAATTACTTCTATTTCTGGGTCTCCACCTGAGTTCTCACTAACTATAGGAGTTCCTTTTAGTATGTAATAAACATCACTACCATCTTCTGTTATATCTGTTATTGTAAAAACTCCATTATTTTTAGCAGTGCCAGATATTCTTATATTATCTCCAATACTTATTAATGAACTTGTATGTATAGTACTGTTTGAAGAACTAGTACCACCTGTTAACTTCATGTAACTTTTTGATGGAACAGCCATTAATTATTCTCCGCCATACTCTGGTGCTGTTATAGTATCTGGATTTGACTTAACCGCAACGAAACTTATTTGACCATTAGATGTTCCTAGGGCTAAAGCTGTTCCAGATTTTGTTTCTATTATAGTCTGGTCAGAGTCTCTACTATGGTCAGATTCAAAATAAAATAAACCATATCCACCACCACCATTTATATTAGTTGTTGACTCCACTATGTACTCTGACAATGTTCCAGAACCAGTAGACTTAACAGAGTGTGCAAATAAACCACCTACTGTTTTTATTTTACCTATTGAATCTACAGACATATTTTCTATAACCGAGTATTGATTAGGTGCTAAATCTCTAGGGTCTCTCCTATTATTCATACCACCAGACCAATCTCTAACAGTGTACATTTGCTTAGCCATTAATCAAGTATCTCCACATGAACTAGGTCATCAAAGCCATTATCTTTTACATCACCATCACTATCCCAGTCTCCTCCCCATCGAACCTTGACACCAAGCTGTTTAGCAATACCACGAATCATTCCACCCATATAGTGAAAGCCATCACGGTTTTCCCAATCTACTGGATAGGGAGCTAAATCAACAGCCTTACCCTCCATATGCTTAGAGTACTTCACCTTCGTTGCTCCCTTAGCCAGTAGCTCTTTCTGTCTTTCTTCACTACGCAATCCTTCTATGATGGTAACATCCATTATCTTAATAAGCTCATTTAGTACATTGACCAGTCTAGAATCAACGCCCTTAAGACGTTCTTTACTTCTCTTTCCAAATTTAAACATAGTTATTTCTTCTTTCTTTTCTTAGCTGTTTTAGCAGACCTCTTAAAAGCCTTAGCTGTAGGAGCACCTTTAGCACCCTTCTTTCTCATTTTTTCACCACTACCAGCTTTTATTCTTTTTCTTTTTGCGTGTATATTAGCGTACAATCCTTTCTTTTTCTTTTTCTTAGTAGCCATTATTTACCTACCTTTTTCATTGCTATTTTATGAGATTGCCCAAACGTCTTTCCTTTCTTCATAGACGCTACCATAGACCTTAAATGTTTTACAGTGTGATGCTTTGAATGTTTTTTCATAGCACTAGCTTGTCTATTTGTCAGACCAGATACGGACACACCTTTTACTTTTTTAATTGCCATAATCTACCACTTAACCTTATTAGCCCAGTAAGCCGCAGACATTTTACCTTTAGCTATATTCCTACCGTGCCTTGCTTTAAAAGATTTACGTCTTGCTTTTTGTCTAGCTGACTCACCCTTCTTTGGTTTACCAGCAGTCTTAACACCCTGTTGACCAAATCGTATTGTTTTTACCTTTGAACCAACTTTAGCAACTACGACATGAGACTTCTTTGGATGATTAGGTGTTCTCTTTGGCTTATTATATCCGGATACACCAGCTCGGGAGAGTCTTGAGTCTTTCTTCTTTGCTTTTGGCATCTCACTTACCTTTGAATATTCCTTCTAATACATCTGTTACCACATCTACCATTTTCTCAAAGAATATTTGTTCTTTTTCTTCAGAGACAAAAGGTATGTCAATCTTTTTATTTATTGCAGTAGCTATACTATCTGACATTTCATCAGATGATAAATGATTCATAACTTCTTCTTTCATTTTATCTGCTTGCTCTTCAGCTAACTTTACTAACATTGATTTAACGTCCATTATTGTTCCTTTCTTATTTTAACTATTTTATGACCAAGATATACAATGCTCATCGTTGCGACAACACATTGTAATAATAAATTAATTTCAGCTAAATAAACGCCATAGTTGGCAAATGATATAGCAGATACTTTTAAACTGTCCATTAATGTTTCCCATTTATTCTAGATAAAGAACCTTCAATCCTAGATACTTGATTATCTAAATCGTTTATTTCTTTTGTAATAGCATCAAACTTTCTATCTAATTTATCATCAGATTGATTCCATCTAGTAATTAGTTTTATAATCATTCCTTCCATATTCTCTAACGTTTCTGATTGACCAGCGTTTTCAATTTTAAGAGCCTCCAACGTCTCTTGTTGTCTTGCTGATTTATTCGAAAGAGAAACTACTAGGTAAACAAACATAGCACCAACTACGCCTATCATCCCAGCTTCTCCATATACCGCCATAAAATCCATTATTTTTTCTTCTTTTTCTTACCCCAGCTAAAGGGGTTTAGGTTTAATTCTTTTTCGTAAAAAGCTACTTTCTCAGCTAGCTCTTCTCTTTCAATTTTTTCTTCTGCAATATGTTTACTGAGTAAGTTTTCAATTTGCTCATCAGCTGTCGCAACTTTATTTTCCAGTGATTTAATTCTACTTTCAACTTGCCAATAACCATAGACCAGAACTGCAACGAGGACACATCCTTGAGCAAGCCACTTAAGGTTAATGCTAACAATGGCGTTATCATCAAGAACGGTAGCACGATAACTTCTGGCTGTATCTGGTTTGCCACTCATTTAACCATTATATGTATAGTAAATAACTATATTGTAACTTGTGTTAATATTTTCAGAGTTCATAATATCCTTGACTTAAACCAGTTCTTAATTCTTTTCCAAAGAGAAAGTTTTTTCATTTCAGACCTTCTCTTCATTCTATAAGTTCTTCTTACCCTCTGTAAGCTATGCATACTGCTGTAGAGTCTGTGTGGTTTACGATTCCGTTAAAGTTACCATACAATATTTCACCGGGTATTAGACTTACAAAAGCACTAATATCATCACCAATGTTAGATGTTACTTTTATTTTTAAAAATTCAGTAGTTCCTTCAGTATCTTTTCCTAATGCCTGAATAGCTATCCAAGAACCTGTATCTGGAGTAACAACAGTAGTGTTGTGCTCTGCTATCACATCAAATCCATTCTGACCTATTAAAAGATTAGAAGCTTCTTTTTCTGTGTATTTATATAATCCAGTACTCATTTAAATCTCCTACAATACCATCCACCAAGCTATAGCAGTTTCAACTATAAGGTCAGATGCTGTGTTATAAGCCCATTTCTCTTTAGTTCCATAAGTTTCTTCATCGCCTTCAACAAGCCATTCAAACACTTCCCATAATACACCAATAACAAATACGCCAAACACACACCAAAAGTCACTCCAATTTAACCATTGAAATATCTTACATAGAAACGCACCAGCCGCTAAATGGTATGATGTCCAACTATCTAATTGACCTGTTTTAATCTGCCAAGAAACTAATTTTGCTATAGGGTTATTCATTACTTAGAGCCAAATACTTTAGAGAAAAAACCTTTCTTTTTCTTTTTGCCTTTTTCAGCTAATTTCTTACCTTTTTTCTTTTTCTTCTTAACATCATCAGCATCAGCAATTTGCTCATACTTTTGAGGTGTAGTAACTTCAGCAGGACTTCTACCAGTTAAGGCTAGTAATACTAAAGAAATTAATACAGTTAATAGACCTTTCATTTTATACCTTTATATGTTTGGACACTTCTTCATTGCCACTTAGTTGAGGAACTATTCTTGATAATAATTCCGATTTAGTTTCACTGGAACCATATGAGATTCCACGTTTATCATAAAAATCTTTTATTTCTGATTTTGTATTATCCATTGTAGGGTAATCTGATTGACTCGTAGCAACACCGTTTATTAAATGATGACCTCCTACAATTAACCTACCATGACCATCACCATGTTTTTTAGCACACTCTGCTACATAAAATTCTTCAGCAACCTTAAAGCTATTAGATTTTTTAGCTACCTCACCATCTACATCTACAAAGTATGTATATGACGAAGGGTAAGTCAGAGTCTCCTTAGACCCATCTGGATAAGTTTTTGTACGCTTTGCACCCGGAGTTGTGTTTCTATGAACCCTAATCCTATGACCCTGACTACACCTTCTTACAATCATTCTACTACTTCGACCTCTTCTTCAGGTTCTTCCAATGATGCACGAAGCAAATTAATAAATGCTTCTTTGCCAACTTGTAATTGGTCAGCCATAAAAGCGTTAGTATTCTGCTTGTTTTGCAAATCATTAATGTGATTTACCATCATTTTCTGTTTATCAGTCATATCTTCGATTACATACTCTTTATCATCGAGATTCAAGACTGGCTTTTCTTTTTGTTCTTTAGCCACTTTTGACTCCTTGTTAGTTAATTAAAGTTTCTTAAAATCTTCTATTGCTTTTGCTAGTTCATCACTTTCTGCTTTTGCCCTTG